CTGCTAGGTTGTTACGCAACTCCCAAAAACCAGAATCAGCACGCAGATAGCGAAAACTATTATTATTAAAATTCACTATACGCTGATTAGTGGTATTAGGTACTTCGACTTCAATTTCCCAGACCCAGTTTCCGAACAAAGCAGTTGCAGGGAAATTTACAATTCCTCCAGAACTAAAATCTAAGGAGTAAGCCATTATTTTTCCTTTTTAATTAATCTTATTAATATACATAAGAATATTTATTAATAATTATTATTCTTCAGAAGTGTACTATTAAAAGACTATACAATAGTATATACTGGAATTTTAGAGAATCTTATGCACATTATGAAGAAATTAGTGAAATAATTTCAGAAAGTGCCCTTTCATACCCTCTAGCGTCCGCTTGGAGGTATGCCCAAGCAGGTGATTCGTAGTTATCTTTGTTGCGTGAACCTTTAACTGATGCGTCAATCTTCTCTTCTAACATCTCAGTTAAGCGTTTCCTGACAAGGTGACTCGATAAAAAGTCACCCCTCAGTTCGTCAACAACATCTGGCTCTAAACCTTTAGTCCATGATGTCTTCATTACATTCCTCCGTTAACCATTTCTTCTTCTGCTGCTTGGTCTGCGTTAAGCTCACCTTGTGCTTGCTGCATTAGTTGCTGCGTCTGTTGCTGCTCATACACAGCCACGTTAGGACGGAACAAGTTGTACGCACCAAGACCAGAAGCATCTTCCACAACCTTAGTCAAGTTAACCGCAGAAGTATGTGGCATAATCATCTGACCGATAGGTGAGTTCATAATACCAATTAAGTTCTGCAAGTCTTGCGATTGCTTAGCAAAGTGACGAGCACCTACTGGACGTATAACACCGTTAGCAGTGATGTCTGCCTTTGTGATGCTCAGGAAGCTCTGTACGCCCAAATCATCATCAAGCACTCTAATGACATCAGTAGTGTCTAAATTCCTCGCAGAAGTCTCTAGCATTGCATTTAGAAGGGGTTCTAGTAGCTCTGTCTCGAAAGTATTAATCTTCTCTTGGAAAATACGACCAGCAGCATTATTCAGTTGCTGAACTTCGAATGCTGTCTTCTCACCCGGTGTACGGATACCCATTGCTTCACGAGGAGCACCTGCATACAACTCCATACGGTTCTCTAGGAACTCAATGGCTGAGTCAGCAGCTATAACACCGTTAAGGTTCTTACCAAGCTCCTGAACGTCTCCGTTCTCATCAATCTGGATTTCAGAACCCGGTCCCCATACAAACTCTTCTACTTCACCCATGACTTTCAAAGGAGGGTGTACCAGAAGGTCCATAGCATCCGCCTTGAGGTTTTCTAGGTGGTCGATACGGTATTGCATACCTACAAGGTTATCTAACGGTCCCATTGCCCACAGGTTGTCTGGACGAGTTCTCCAGCCCACATGGTAGATAGGTGCCCGGCCTAACCAGCTAGGGATGTCATCTTCACGTGCTACCATGTTACGGTCAACAACTGTCAACACTTTGTCACAATGAAGCTCACCGCTCTCTTCGTGGTAGTCTCCATAGAACTCTAGGATTTCTACATAGTCGGACATGAAGTATTCATACATGTTTCCAAATCCGTCCGCAGAATAGCCTACAGCCTTATCAAAGTCTTCCACGGTATATCCGCCCAACTTTGACTTAATCTCTTCTCTACGAGCCGCTACGTCCGCCCAGAAGGACATTTCAGGGTTGTCCTTGGCTAGTTTCTTCAATTCACCAAGAGTTTTGATACTTCGGATGACTTTGAACGATTGCTCAAAGGATTCAGCCAAAGGGTTGAACACAACATCAAGAGGACTGATTCGGTGAGCACGAGGGCCAATGTATGAAGGAACCTCTGTGCCATCTGCCAGCATCTTGTACCGAGCTTCAAAAGAAGGAGTTGCGAAAGCATTACCGTAGTCGATGTAGTCGTAAAGCATCTTACTTACTTCTGCTTGGAACTTAGATTCCTTTAGCTTGTTAAACATGTAAGCACGGATAGCCTTAGACTTCTGTACGGCTGCACCTTCTCGGTTAAAAGCCTCCCAGCTCAGCCAGTCGTCATTTGGGAACAAAGCACTACGGTAGTTCGAGTGCAAGTTATCTCGTATCTGACAGAGCTTAGGGAGCGTTGTAGAGTTCTTCCAAGGTAGAGAAGAGTTAGTTGTAGTGGAGGTGTCTGTTGCAAATACGTAGTCACGTAATTCCTTCCACTCTTCAATCTTCTCTCTGCGTTGGTTATTGAACTTATCCCATAAGTTACCTACCCATGCAGCAGTTGAGTCCTGTGCAAAGATAGCTGATAATTCTGCTACTTTAGTTGACATTAGTATTGAACGCCTCCGAAGCGTGAGTTGAATTTCATTGGGCTGTCAAATAAACCAAGTTCTGATTTGGTTTTAGATTGCTTAGGCTTGACAGCGATTTCTACTGCACTGGCTAGTGCATCTTTAATATCGTCGTGAGGGGGTCTAGCAAGCACCAGTTCTTCTTCTAGCATGTTAGTGTACCCACCCTTAAAGTGCCACATCTTCATGTCCTCATAGCGGTGCTCAAGGACTGCTGCTATACGCTCCTCTTTACTACCTTCAACACGGCTTGGTCTGAACTCGTCCACTGACAAGCGTAGACCTTCCTTCTTGATGTAGTCTTTGATGTCGTTTACGATTACCTTCTGAGCCACTGTAACCTCTGCACGGAGCTTCTTGAACTCCCATCGTGAGTGTAAGTTGGCAATATGTTTGAAGTAATCTAGTGTTTTGTCAGACTTGAATCGGTCAATGTCTAACACGTATACGTCCCCGTCTGCGTCCATACCTATCACTACTATGGCTGTGGAGTCAGCATGTTTGCTTAAACTGAATGCGAAGTCCACAGAAGCATATACGTTGAGCTTCTTGTTCATGTAGTACCAGTCACCATTCTTACGCTTGATGAACTTCTGGTCGTAGTATTGGAACCGTTCTCGGTTGATACGAGCACTGCCGGGGTCGTTAGGGTTGTTGTAATACTGTGCGAAGAACTGTGTACGGTCCTCGTACTCAGCTTTAATCCTTGCCAGTATGTTTAGGTTAAAACCGAAGGCTTTGCCGTCTGTACGGACTTCACGAGGCCACAGGAATATGCCGTCCTGTTCTACTACGTGTTCTTTGATGTTCCAAACAGGAACCTCTCCAATCAGCTCACCAGTATCCTCGTCATACTCAAAAGCTTTCTGATTCTTCCACGTCTCGTAGATGTCGGCTGGGTGGTAACGTGTTCCACAAGCTTTTGTGAAACCACCAGCGTTTCGGATAGAGGTCATCTGGGACATGGCTTGCATAACCCGATTACGCCCTTCCACTGTGTATGCGTTGTCTGGAACTACCACGTCGTCCGCTAGGATAACGTCAGCGTGCCAACCTGTGGTGTTAGTTGTTAGGCCAGCGGTTGCCACTGTCCAGTCACGAATACCTTCCTTCTTGCGTTGAGGGTGGTCTACGGCAATCTTAGCTACCGACCACTTCTCCCGTCTACCTTCGTCTGGGTGAATCATATCAGGCCAGAATCTCTGGTAGGTGTCGCAAGTCATAATGTTCTTAATGTCGTACAACTGCTTCTCTGCAAGTTCAGCCGTAGCCGAGATATAGAGGATAGTTGTCTCTGGGTGTTTAGTAATCCACCATGCGCACCATACAGCTATACAGTGCGACTTCATGTGGGCACGAGGTAGTAGCAACAGTTGGTTGCTAATATTGTCTCCTTGAAGCCACTGGAACACTTCCTTGTGAATGTCGCCATATACTCGTAGAGGGTTAACCAGTTGGGCAAAGGTGAACAGGTCAGCTTCCGCTGCCTGTTTCAATTCCTTCGCCGCTTCTGGCATATTCTTTATACGGTATTGGGCTTTAGCTAACCAATCCATACGCTACTCCTAATTCTTAAATCGAACGATGTCTGCTCCGTAGTCGTTCATAACCTTATCTTCTAGTTCACGTTCCATCTCTTCACGCTTAGTGGCAGGTCTTCCTGCGCCCTTGCTGTCCCATCCTTTTGAAGCTAGCCACTTAGCTGCTTGGAAGTTACCCTCTGCAGCACTGTCCATAATGGCCTTAATACCTTCTGCACGAGTTTGTAGCTCAAGCTCTTCACGCCACTCGTTGATATGTTTTAGTAACATCTTGTTCTCACACATCTTCTGCCACTGTGCCCAACCAGCTAGGTAGGTACGGGCAAACTCATACTCAGTTGGGTCGGCGTATTCTAGGTATAGCTTTTTCAAAGATGGATAGGTCTTTCCTTGGTAC